TGATTCTCGGTTATGCGCCAGAGATAACTCTCCGGTCCATAGGCGGCATGGTCGTCTCCGACAACCGTAACGCAACGCCAAGGTTCAGAATAAACAGGAAATAATTCTTTGTCCTTCTTAATCATGCCAAGTCCAAAGATTGGTTTAACACCAGTCTCTACACAATGATCGAAGAATGCTAATTCTTCGGCAGCAAGATTAAGTAAGGTTAACACGCCTTTAGCCAATGGCTCACCCATCATTATACCCCTCCTGGAGACCCAGGTGTGGTTTTTGTAAGTGAACCTCCTAGGCGAAGCACCTAGGATTAAAGCTAAACGCACATAACCATTATCAAATAATGAGGGACCGGTGATTCCGGTGGCAAGATCTACGGATTGACCTCCGATAAGACTAGCCTTTTCAAGTATATGGCCAACCAATGTCACCGCCACTTGGTGGGGAATGGCATCGGTTGCTTCAGATAAATCTGAAGACAATAACTTGAAATCCTCATATTCGTCTAATATGTTGAGAGATGTCAGTCTCTCGACATATCTTCTAGCTTGATTGTCATTTCTCAATCCATCCCTTGCAAAGGGGTGAGATGTCAAAGATTCACGAAGAAAATGGCCGAGTGGTTGTTGTAAAATAATCACCCACCATTTGGTAATCGTGACCGTGCGGGCCTTCAGACCCGCCTCGGAGACAATCGAAACTCTTGATGGAATGGGTGGGTAATCATAGATAGGATTGAACTCCTCATCTAGAGCCCCCCACTCCTGTGCTTTAAGCAACGCTACTGAGAAGATTTGACTTCCCAGTGCTTCATCACACCCCCAGCGTCTATCGAGAAGGATGAACGACTCACCATAACGGCGAGAGGCCAATTCCCCGAAGACGGCATCTGGTGGTGCAATGACTGGTACAGGGCGACACCATGTTCTCCAACGTGGTACGCCTTTAGTATCTCTCAATACTAGACCAAAAGGAAGCCTCCTACAGTTGTCTTCTGTAGGTACGGAAAGTAAAACTTCCCTAACTTCCCGATGGATTTGAATAGCTCTTCCACCTTCATGGCTGGGCACATCAAAGTCCCCAGAAGATGAAAGAGATATATGCGAACAGCCGCGAGGCCATTTGCCTTTGTTATAGATCGAAACTCGGTGAGCTACTAACGCAGCTGCCTTGTTAAGATCCATAAGATCTTGTTCCTTCAGTTCAAAGAGACTAGTAGTAGTCTTTCGAAAGCGCTTGAAGGAATTTTTAACTCCGAACTCCCCTGCAGAGGGAAGAAAACGAGTTTGACATAGTTGAGCCACTCTCTCAATAGCCGCACGGTTATTTGAAGGAATAGGCACAATACTATATTGATTTTTAATCTCAAAATACAGGCTTCGAAACATATTAGCGGAACCTAGAGACGGTTCCTCTAAAGTATCTAATCCTGTTAAAGTGATGAAAAGTTTATAACTAAACTTTTTCCACTCTTTACCGATATAATCGATTTCGAATTTATCGGAAATTATCTTTCGGAACATCTTATGGATGAGACGTTTCTCCGTGCCAAGCGTTAGCCTGGACCTTGATAGTCTCAAAGCACATAAGACTCCAAAAACGACCGACTCCAAT